TCGCCACCCCATTCGCCGCGAGAGCCCCATTGATCGCCATCGTGTTTTGATAATTGACGAATTGGGTCCCGGTCAACGTATTCGATCCCGGCACGACGGCGCCCCCGCCGAGGGTCTGCGATACCTCAAAATGCGTGCTCGACAATCCCGTGGATATAACGAAATAGGTCAGGTTCGTCACGAAACCCGTCGGCAACGTTCCCGAATCGTTCGACGGAGATGCGCCCGTCGTCCCGATCGTCGAGAACGTGACCGCTTGGCCCGCGATGAATCCATTGGTCGCGGCAATCGAGGCATTCCCGCCCGTAAAGGTGCACACGGCACTCCCCGACGTGCCACCCGGCGTCTGCGAAAGACAAATGCTAATCGCTGAGCTATTGAGCGCGGGACCTATCGAAGTCGTAATCGGTCGCATGTTTACCTCAAATGAAAACGGGGACCACCTATGGGTCCCCGTCTCTTGTCTAGCCCAGAGACCGACTCGCTCGGCGCCTTCAGTCCATCGACTCGCTCATTTCCTTGCGCCCCGGCGCCGGCTTTCCACTGTGCGCGCTCGAGAGCGGATTGAAATTCGAGCCGCCTGCTTTGCGCGGCTTGCGCCCGGCGTGCATCTTGGCGCGCTCGCCCTCGATCTTGCCACCATGCTTGTGCTTCGCACGGCCACCGCGCTTCTTTTCCTCGGCCTCTTTGCCGATCTTGTCATCTGCCGTACGATCGCCTGGCTTGTCGTCCAAGTCCATCTTGGCCTCGTCCACGCCACCCGTCGATCCACCCTCGGCCTTGTGCTTGCCTCTGCCTTTCATGTCGAGTCCTCAAACGCCTAACTGGCGTTATTGATGCCCTGCAAATAAAACACGGTCAGTGTACCCACACCCGCGCCCGTCGCGCCATTGGTCACCAAAATCTGCACATCCACTGCGCCGCCCGTCTGAAACGTCGCGTTCGATACGTTGTCCCAGTTCGCCGGAATCGTGCCGCTCGCGGTACCCGGATTGATGGTCACCAGACCAAAAGTACTCCCCTGCACCCCAGTAGCGCCCGTGAACGCCGTCGCCGCCGACGTGCCGGCCGTCGCGCCAATCCCTAACGTCGTCGTCGCGGTCGTCCACTGCGTCGTCACCATCAACTGCATGCCCGTAATCTGGCTCTGCGCGGGAATCACAATCAGCGGCGATGGGTTCGAGGTCAACGCGGCCTGCGTGATAACGCCCGTCTGCGCCATGACTACATAACCGACATTCGCCTCGCCCGTGGTCTCGCCCGCACTTGCTAGATTCGTCGTTCCATCCGAACGAACCACATTGCCCGCCAACAACGGACCCGTAAAAGTCGTGCCAGGGAAAACTGGATTCCCATTTGTCTGCGTAATCTGGCCGCCATTGACGTCCATTAGTCTGTCCTCACAATCTCAGGCTACGAAGTTGGGAAGGAGCCCCAAATGCTACGACCGTTAAAGTATGAAAAGCTATACCTTTGATAACCCTTCGTTAAAAGATTATCGGTGATGAAGTCCACCTGCATATCCGTCTCGAACGGTTTGCGACTCATCATCGCGAGGCCCGCGACGTTCGTGAGCATGAACCATGCGTAGTTGGACGTGAGGAAGTCCATCACGAGGTGGCCTTCCGGAATACCGCCCGCGGTCGAGAGAATTGCGTTCACATCGTTATCCGCAGTTCCCGGGCGAAGTTCCGTCTTGGTGAGGCGGATCGCCACCGGCTCCAGCTGCGGCGGCACGATGAGCTTGCGACCACGCGAGAACATGCGCAGGCCGGCCTGATCCTTAAAATTCGTGCGGATCGAAATCATCGCATTCAAGAGCGATGCCTCATTCAACCCGATCTGCGTGGTCGGCGTGTTCGCGTAGGTGCCCCCATCAATCGGGTGCGCGGTCGAGCACAGTGCCACGCCGTCGCCGCCGACGCTCGCGTTGTAGGTCGTCGCGGTATTGAGCACGTTCGCCGCGTAGATTTCCTCGGCCTGGCTGAATGACTCCTGCAGACCGAGATTACTCGGATGAAACTGGCTCTTGTAGAGGTTGTCGTCAATTGCCTTACGGGTGATCGCGAACCCGATGGCGATCTCCAGGTGCTCCTGGTTGAACACGTAGCGCTCGCCCGAATTGTTGTCGAACTTGGTCTGACCGCCCTCGGTTTTCAGCATCGCCACCGGCAGGTAGCGCATCTCGGCGGTGCGCTCGAGCGCCATGTCAGAGTTGAACTTGGTGAAAACTTTATCCCATTGTCTGGGGATCTGCTCATATTTTCCGGTCAGCCCTCGCAGTCCCGGCAGCAAGAGGTCTTTGATCTGACTTAAATTGATAGCCATGGCTTAACCTCAGACTCCGCGTAACTGCTTGAGCTGCATGTTGTTGAACCCAGCGATCACATTGCCGTAGGCGGCCGTGTAATCGTTGTTCTGAGTCGTCGAGAACGGATTGTTACCGTCCGGCGAGTAGCCCGGCAGGCTCAGAATCTTGAACGGCAAAAATTCCGAGTTCCCAATTAGGTACTGATCCAAGAACATGGTCGACAGACCATTTGCGGTGTTGCCATTCACCGTTGCAGGGGATGCGCCGGACTGTGAGTAATTGAAGGTGGCATTCAGGCCGATGTTCGTGATCCCGACGGCAGTCGCGGTCGTGTTGCTGTTGCCCGTCTGTACGGTGAACTGCGCCAGCGGATCGTTGATGACGTTCGCGGTAACCGCAGCGGCGGTGTTCGCGTCGGAGCCCGGGTAGTAGTTGCTCCATACCATGCGCTTTTGCGAGGTGGAGAGGTACTTGCAGCCGTCAAACACGCCGACGACCGGAACGTAGACGTACGACGTACCGGCATTGTAGGTGCCGGTATAAGTCGTCGAGCCCGTGGTCGTTCCGAGTCCCGAAGTTGCCACGATCGTAGTCGTGGTCGATGAATTCACAGTGAAATTGCCCTGGAACGAGCCGCCCGTCGCGAAGTAACTGCCGGCGCCGATGGACAGGATCGAGCCGACCGGAGGCGCCCACGCATTCGGTGACGTCGGGACACCCGACGTGATCGCCGTAATCGTGAACGTGGTGTTGGCAAAGGTCGTTGCCGTAAAGGCAATCGCGCTGATGACGACCGGAACCGGTGCGTAACCCTGAGTGATATACCCGGTTGCGAGCCCCGTAGTGCCTGCGGCTTGCATGACCGGATCGCCTGAGAAAATAGCCCCCGTATTCGAGGACGATACGGCCATCTGCGTAAGCTCAAAGGACGGCGTAACGCCAGTTCCCTGAGTTTGCAGGAAGCCCTGGGGCGCAAACGTGTTAGCCATGGCCGGTGCTCAGGTCCGTCAATGCCGCCTGGGCATGACCAAACCACTCAATCTGTCGTCAGGCGCGAGCACCGGGCCGCGCGGATTGGCGCTATATGTACATCAAGTTTATAAGGATTGTCAAATCCGGTGCTCATGCCGCTGCATCACGACGCCTTTTACCTGTCTTACGCGGGCGAGATGCCCGGCTCGACGCGGCGTCTTGATGCAGCGGCATGAGCGAATTATCCATTATTCCGTAGTTCCTCTGATTCGCAACCGTCTCAACGGGGTCGAAACGTCCTGTTTCTTCGTCGAACGGGAGTTGCGCCGCTCCAGTATAGGGATCACCGCATGAATCTATTAATTCCCGTACCTTCACGGAAATGCGGCGCTATTCAGGGGACCCGCGCGCCGCGACGGGGGGAAGGCCGGATGTCGTCGGCACCCCTTATTTCGGAACTGCGATCGATTCACGTGAGCGATTGACTCGGACCAGGCTCTCGCCCGTCGACTTCGCACGCTCCAGTGTCCCAGGAGGCGTTCCATGCAACTGCGCCTCCTTGTCGCCCACCTGGTCGCGCGCTTTTTGAAAGTCACGCGCCTTGACGCGTTGCGTGATAATCATCGGCCGTTCCATCAATCGCTGGCCACCGCGCTCGATGGTATTGGTACCCCAGCCGTCGGGCATCATTTCCGGGTGCCGAGTGCGCGGAACCGCGGTCCATCCACCGCTTTCCACGTCCGTCCAGAAGGCTGAATCGCCTTTTCCAAGCACCTCGAACGGCCACCATTGATAGTCCCAGCCGTCGGGAATGATCCTGCGGTCGAAATAGAACTTGTCCGAGGTATCCATGTCCGGGGGCAAATCCGTGCCGCCCCAGTGCGCCTCGAGTTCCCGAGCTCGTTGCTCGGCGCGTGAACGGCTATCCTCTTCCGGGACCGGCGCGCCGCCCGGAGGCGGTTCCGGGGCGCCCTTATTGAGCGAGAGTGTCTTATCGGTCGCCATTAGTTCATGCTCCGTTTCTGTTCATCGATGGCCATTTGCTGTAAGGCGTATTCCTGATTGGTCATGCCGGATATATGAGCGGCTTCCTGTTGCGCGGGAGTGAGCATGTAGGATTTTGGCCGGCTGCCATTGCCAGTTCCGCTACGCGATACGGGCGCGGCCGCCGCTGGTGTCGAGCGACCGCCCGTCGCGCGCTGCGGCGTCGTATCAACGTGCGTTGCCACCTGCACGGAACCAGGATTCTCGGCTAAATCCAATTTGCGCTCGACAAACTCGAAATAGGCGTCGGTATTCGGCGCCAAACGTCGTGCGAGGGCCATCTGATGCGCAGCGACCATTTCCTGGTATTTCTCGCCCGTCGCGTACTCCGGGTGCGCGCGAATCCACGCGGCGCTCTGCGGCGCCATGCGAGCGGCAAGCTGCTCAACCGGATCATCCGGCATTTGCGGCTGCGGCTTGGGGCGATTTTTCAGTTCCTGTTCGGCGCGCTCGAACATCTTCTGGTTCGCCGCAGCCTCGGCCATTTCGTCTTGAATGTCGGCCATGGCATTGTGATCAGATACGGCGGACGCGGCGGCGAACTTGGCGCGCAGGACCTCACGCATCTGCTTGACGTGCGCGAGACCCGTCGTGACCGTGGTGAGTTCGCTATCCTGCGCGCGGCCCTGTGCGGTCGCGGCCTGCGCCGCGGCCTCGGTCGCGCGGGCCTCGGCGGCTTGTCGGCGTTGCTGCTCTTGCTCTTTTTCGCGCCGTTCGGCCTCGAGCTGCTGTTTCAGTTTCTCCAGCCCCTCTTCGGGCTGAACGATCGGTGCCTTGGGTTTAGGTTCTTTCTTGGGCGCAGCAACAGGTTCTGGCGTTACCGCTTCGGGAGGCCTTGCCTCGGCGGCGACCTGCGCGGCCTTGGCCTTCGCATCGGCCGTCGATGGGGCATCCTCAATGGTCACTTCGATATCGGTAGCGGTTGTTTCGGCCATGCGGATCACCAGACCAGTTCGGGATGCGGGACTTTCGCGCGGATGTACTTCGCCTGAATCATGCGGCAATGGACCGCTTCGATGGCGGTAAGAATCTCGCACGCCCATCCGTCCGACGGGCGCATTACGATCCAGTCGTGAAGGGCGATTTTCACATTCGGGAATACGCACTGCGTCCCGATCTTGACCACAAGCCCGCACTTGGACTGGAAAAGATCCTCCTCCAGCGTCTTGCGGGGCAGATAGAAGCCGCTCGCCGTTTTCTCGGGACGCCGGTACGTCGCGACCAGCACTTCATCGGCGCAAATCTCAAAATCGTCCAGTACATTGCCGAGGTTTTTCAAAATGACATCACGCGGATCGATGTCATGCTTCATCGCCACATTGGGCATAGTTATTTCTCGTTGCGTTCTTTGTTGATCTGCGGGATAAATTCTTCGAGGACCAAACGCAGGGCGTGATAGCCGCCGACCTGGCGATCATAGAGTCGAATGTCCAGTTGTCCACCGACCATATTGTCTTTGATGCGATCCATCTCGGCGGTTATCGCCGCCGTCAACGCTTCTTCGAAACCGATCAAGCCAAGCCGACCTTTTCAAGTCGGCCCATCCCGCCGCCGCTGCCGTCCTTGATCGGATAGCCGCTCTTGCCGTAGGCGCGACCACCGGACTTGCGCATCTGCGGCGGCGGCGCGCCCATCGGGGGCGGTGCACCGACACCAGGGGGCGGCATTCCGGCCGGTGGTCCCATCGCGGCCGGCGGCGGCGCTGGAATCCCACGAGGGGGACCGCCCGGGGGCATCGGCATGGGTCCTGGCATCGGACCAGCCGCTTTCGGCGGCGCAATGATGATATTGACGTTCATGCCGCCCTTTTTGCTAGTGCGACCGCCGCTGGCTTTGGCCATGCGGCCCCCTATCGGACGTGTGCCGCCATCAAGGGCACCTCCCGCAGATTTGTGCAATCCCTTCAGCGTCTTGGCAAGGGATGCCTCTTTGCGCTCTGTCGGATTCTTGCTGTGCTCGGCCTTTGTGATCTTCTTGGCGGGAATCTTCTCGCCCTCGGGAACATGGAGCCTGCGATGCAACGCGCCCTTGTTTTGGGTGGCTCCCGCAATCCAGTTGCCACCGCCCGAGGCGCGTGCTATCCGGCCGCCGGAGCACTTCGCGCATCCGCAATCGGGGCCGTGAGCCACACTGCCGCCGGATTTGTACATGCGTCGCTGCGCCATCATGGGGCCGGATATTCCGGCGCCCCCTGGCATCGGACCGCCGATGAACTTGTGCGCTCGAGCGCGCCCGTCGGTCGCCACGCCGCCACGCTTGAATCCACCGTCGTGCTTTAGGCCGGGTCTCGCGTCGTTGGCTTCGTGAACGTCGCGGTTGAGGTATTGCGTTGCGGTCATGCCGCCCGTGGAACGGCGCTTGCGATCGGCTCGAGCCGTCGTTTTGCCACCGGTAATCGAGCCGCCAGCGCGGAATCGGGGCCGCGTCACGGGCCGTTCGCCGGTTTGGACCATCCCGAGTTCGGGGCCTGGCGGGGTATATCCCGACGCATCGACGGGCTTACTTGGATCCGCCAGCAGCCGTTTCACTTTGGATTTTGCGGCTTCCCGGGCCTCGCGGCTCATCTCGCTCATGGTGATTTCTTGACCTCTTTCACGATTCGATTGGCCTTTGCGCCCACATTCTGCGCCCCCGGTGGCGCGGTGAGCAAATCCTTCGCCAGATCAACCCGGGTGTCAAGTTCCTTCGCATGGCGGTCTTGGTCCCGGTTTTGGTTCTCAACCACCATCTGACGTTCCTTCACCCCCACTTCCCGAGCGCGGGTCTTGGCATCTAGCACTTTGGCCTCGGCCGTCGCGATATCCAAGGGCGATAATGGCTCGGGTCCGGGCGCCGCGGTCTGACCGCCACCATCGAGCCCCGCCGTTTGCGCCTCGGCATGAGTTTTAGCGGAAACGCCCTGCGCGGTGGTCATTTTCGCTTGTGCCTCGAGCATCTTGGCCTGCGAATCCTGATCCTTGCGTTTCTCCTCGGCCTGCATCTGCAGCAATTGCGGCGGCGGCGCGGCCTGCGCGTTCCGGGGCACCATGAATTCCTGCGGATTGGCCCATCCCAAGGCCGCGATGGCGCCCGTACACGTCTTCACCGGGTCGATGAGCGTCGGGAATGTCCCCATGAGCTGAATGAGGCCCATGATTTTCATCAACCGCTGCCCCGTCGAGGAGGTATTAGGGTCCGCTTGGGGCACCAGGCTGCAATTTTGCAGTGCTTCCTCGATTTTCGGCAAATCCCACGCTGTTTTGCTCTTGCACTGACACAAAGCGCGCGGATTGGCCTTGAATTCCTCAAGCAATAGCTGAAATTCCTCGGCAAACGCGCTGTACATGCGCTTGTGCACGGCGTCCATGACCTT